TGCGAGCTTTGTTTCTTCGTTCTGCCAGAACCATTCGTTCTCCGACATTTGTTCTTGCTCGCTTTGTCTTTTGTAGTAACCCATTTAGATATGGTCGTCAAAAATGTTTACGTCAAAGCTAAATGAGACACCGTCCTTTTCTAACGTCACAAAGTCCAAGTCAAATTCAGGATCGTCGTTGCGAAAGAAACGTCCGCGCAAATTAATGGTGTACATATTGTCGAGGTCGTCGATGAACACGAGGTTTTGTTCTTGGTCTACTTCAAACCAACCCGTTACGTCGTCGTTGTAGTTGTTGGCAATTGCTTTGATGCGTTCGTTCAACGTGCGTATATCGTCGTCGCTGAAGCAGTAAGTGATTTTTGGACAGTACATAGTTTATTTGATTTTAGTGGTTACAAATATATTCAATTAGTTCATCGTTCCAACGCGCTTCTGAAAGTTTTTGACATTTCTCAATGTTGGCCGACACCTCGTTGTGTGTTAGCTTGTATGCGTTAGCAGACGAATAAACACAAATAAAGTTAGATTTCTTTTGGTGGTTCTGGTAGTTCTTTCCAAGTCGCTGAATCAAGTTTGTTGAATACTCGTTCAAGTTGTTCAATTCGCGCTTGATAATAATCATTCCAATCCAGTGTTCCAATTCTCTTATCACCCCAATAATTTTGTGCGATAACGATTGCGTCTTTAATTTCTTGAACGTCTTCTTCGAAAAGGAATGGAGTTGCGTAATAGTGTTTTTCATTGCTCATTTTGATTTTAGTTTTTAGATTTCTTTTGATAAGATTATTTCTTCGCGTGGAATGGCTGTCTTGATTTTGTCGTAAGCGCGTACCGCTTCGTCGTAGTCGTTGTAGCTCATGTGAAACTCTCCGTTGACTACAATCTTGTAGTACATATCGGTCAGCGTTGTCTTTTGAATTAGTTCTACTTTCATTTGTTTGTTGTGTTTGGTTGTTGTTCTAAGATTCTTGTTTGTTCGTCAATCGTTCCTGCGATTAACATTCCTGCGAACAGGATTGCGATGTAGAGTAGTGTTTTTTTCATTTGATTATTTGGGTTTATTTGTTTTGATTTATTACCAGCCACTCGTACCGGTCCAAGTTAATTCGTTTTGATATTTGCGCCATTGGTATACTGGATCACCTTGTTCGTCTAATTCGAATTGGTGTATCCATACGCTGTAGACATTGTTATTCTTCAACAACTTCTCGCCTAACTTCTTGCCTTGTGTTAAAGTGTTACAGTTCTGACTGATGATTGTGTCACCACTTTCAACCTGTGAACCTACTTGAATCTTCTCAGCCGCTTCAACCTTAAAGATGAATCTTGTTTTCGTTGCGTTCATTTTGTTTATCTTTGTTATTGTTCTCAATTGTTTTACAAATATATGCTAAACTTTTGACATACGCAAGAAAAAAATAAACTTTTTTTGAAAATAATTTCTAACTGATTGAAAATGAACGTGAAAACTTTTAAGAAAACTTATAAAAAAAGTGTAGTGAAGCGTAAAACAACCCCCGAATCTGAATCGAACCAACAAGAAATAGTAATTAAGTACCTTCGTTTAGCATATCCTGACGCGTTGTATTGCGCTTCCGCGGGCGGAATGAGAACAAGTTACTTGCAAGCAATCAAAATGAAGCGTACCGGTTACGTCAAAGGATTCCCTGACCTATTCATTTACGAACCACGCAACGCGTTCTTCGGTCTTGCCATTGAGATGAAGAAAGAAAAAGGGGGTGTCGCATCACCAGAACAAAAGCGTTGGCAAGAACAATTAAGAAACAGGGGCTATGCTTCGTATATTTGTAAAGGTAAGGACGAAGCAATCAAAGTAATCGACGAATATTTTAATGAGTGACACTTGACCACTACATAGAAGGTAACTATAAAAAGTTCAAAGAACTTGCGAAGAACATCGCGCGAGGCGAGGACTACTACGAAGATTTGCTTCATGATTCTTTGTTGTCTATGTTTGGTTCGAAGCATATCGAGAACCTAATTGATACAGGCGACTTCGAGTTCTATCTCATTCGTGTTATGTACTTAGCCGTCAATTCACCAACGTCGCCATTCTACCGCCAAACGATTGCTTGGAACAGAAACAGACGCGACTTCAAAGAATACGCTCACGAAGTCGACAAGACTTGGTTAGGCGCACGAATGACCAACGAACAACTGGACATTCTTATCAGTCGACTAACCGAGTTCGAACGATTGATATTTCAAGAATATATCTTCGAAGGTTTTACCTACCGAGAATTTTCTAAACAGACAGGAATACCAACGGTATTTTTATACCGCACAATAGATTCTATAAAAACTAAAATAAGAGCAAATGTTATTCGCAAAATCAAATGAGTATAAGCGACGTTTAGAAATATGTCGCACCTGTAAATTCTTCGAACCTTCAACGCAGTCTTGCGGAACTTTGATCGTTGGCGAAGAAGTAGAAACTGAAGTCCTATTCAGAAAGAAGTCGATAAAACTTTGCGGTTGTGTCATGCCGATAAAAGCAAAGCTTGCCTTCGCATCTTGTCCAGCTTCAAAGTGGAACGGTGTTCTTTCTATGGACGAACAAATAGAGTTCAAACGATTCTTGCTCGATATGAAGGCGCAAGGACGTTTGGAACAGAAAGATATGTTGAAGTTCTATTCGTTCAAGGATAAGGCTACAGGAGCGTTTAATGAGCGTTCTACTTGTCCGCCCTGCGTCAAGAAAGACATCAATACGTTTCTTGAATCAATGAAGGACGTTGACGTTGATTTGAACAATTAGAAACTTAAAACATTTTGACACAACGAATAATCTTCAAAGTATATTTGTATTGTCAAACCTCACAAGCTAACCCTCTTTTGTTTTAGGTTTGACGACTAAAAACAATTGGGGGTTATTTTTTTGAACTAAATGAAACAAACTGGATAAGAACAACAACCGCCTTCGTAAGTCACAGCGAAGTAATCAATGACTAAACTTGCAATACATCAATGCTTGGACCGAGCAACTGCTCTTTTAAGAGCGAAGACAGTTTGTTTTTCTTGGGGAGACTTTTTCTTTTCTTTCTTTTTCTTTTACCTTTTTCTTTTTCTTTCTTTTCTTTTCTTTACACATTTAGTGACAGTCAATAAGTTTAGTGACACAAAAGGAACAACTGAAGTAAATTAGCACAATAATATATTTAACTAATATGAAGACACAAACTGTCAAGATTAACGAAGTAAAGTCTAACCCTAATAACCCACGAATTATTAAGGATGATAAATTCAAGAAACTCGTTGCTTCAATCAAAGAACTTCCGCAAATGCTCGAACTACGTCCAATAGTTGTAAATGAAGATATGATTGTTCTTGGTGGTAACATGAGATTGAAAGCGTGCAAAGAAGCAGGGCTTAAAGAAGTTCCAATCATTAAAGCTACGGATCTTAGTGAAGAACAACAACGCGCTTTTATTATCAAAGACAACGTTGGTTTTGGAGAATGGGATTGGGACGCGTTGGCTAACGAGTGGGACGCGGAGCAATTAGAGGAGTGGGGTTTGGACGTTTGGAAGGGTGATAATGTTGACTTAGATTCGTTAAGTGATGAATTTAGTTTGCCAGAAGGCGACAAAGCACCGTTTCAACAAATGACTTTTACGCTTGCAGATGAACAGGCGGAACAAATAAAAAACGCAATAGCAGACATAAAGCAAACAGAAGAATATAAGTATTGCGAAACAATGGGAAATGAAAATTCAAATGGCAACGCACTTTATTTAATAGTAATGCAATGGGCAGAGCAAAAGAGATCTTAGTAAAAGTAATACCTTCCAAAATTGCCAATGACTTTGTAAAAAAAAATCATTATAGTGGAAAAATTGTAAATAATAGTTCTTTGCACTTTGGCTGTTTTTTAGATGAAAAATTGCACGGTGTTATGAGTTATGGTAGTCCTTTTGATAAAAGTAGAGTTCTTGGAATGGTTCAACCTTGCTTATGGAATGAAATGCTTGAATTGAATCGAATGGCTTTTGATAATTATTTGCCTAAAAATAGTGAAAGTAGATGTCTTGCAATTTCAATAAAACTTCTAAAAAAACACGCTCCACATATTAAGTGGATACTTTCTTTTAGTGACGGAACTCAAAGTGGAGACGGAACAATTTATAGAGCAAGTGGATTTTATTTAACTTCAATAAAACCTAATTCAAGTATAATTGAATTGCCAAACGGACAAAGAGTTGCAAGTATGACTTTTACAAAGGGTAAACATATTTTATCTCAAAATGGACGGGCAGGTGTTCCAGAAGGAAGTAAAAAAGTTGCAGGCTTTCAACTTCGTTATATTTACTTAATAGACAAATCTTGTCAAATAACTGTTCCAATTTTACCATTTAGCAAAATAGATGAAATGGGAGCAGGAATGTATAAGGGCAAAAAAATAACCCTCCGTGAAAGGAAGGTTACTAATTTGAGCGAAGTGGTCGAATCGAACGCCAACTCTATTCTGGAAGAATAGTATGTTACCATTACACTAACTTCGCAAAACAAAGGTAATAAAAAAAGCACAAAAAAAGCACAATGGCTGCAAAAGATATTGAAAAACATCAAATAAAAAAAGGGCAAGTTCTGAACCCCAACGGACGACCGAAGAAATACGTTTCTTTGTTGAAGGAAAGCGGATATAAGTTGAGCGAAATAAACGACACCATTCAAGCAATGATGGCTATGGATATGGACGAACTGAAAAGCGTTTGGGACAACCCACGCGCAACGATACTTGAAAAGACAATAGCCAACGCAATGATGACCTCGTTGAAGAAGGGTTCGTTGTATTCGCTGGAGACATTATTGAGCCGTGCGTTTGGTAACCCAAAACAAATGACAGAACTGACAGGAGCCAACAGCGAACCGATTCAAATAATCATCAACGACAAATTATAACAACCAATTCGACAAAACAGCGAATGAGTAAAGCAAATTTGACATTTGACCTTGACGACAGGGACGATCGCATTGAGTTCGAGCGCATGATGAAGGCGCACGATATGGCAATGGCGTTATGGGAACTTGACATGAACGGATACCGAAAGTTCACGAAGTACAACGACAGGCAAGAAGGCGCGTATCAGGAAGGGATAGAAGAAGTATTTGAATACATACGCGAGCTTCTCAAAGAACACCAGATAGACGTTGAACAACTAATCGTATAACAATGGCGGATATAACAATGTGCGAAGGTATTAACTGCGAGCAACGCGAAACGTGTTACCGATACATCGCAAAAGAAAGCCCGTATAGACAAGCCTACTTCATCGATTCACCAATGAAGGACGGAGAGTGCGAAATGTTTTGGGACACGCGAGAAATAAAAGCGCACCCGAAAGGGTAACGCAATATGCAAAATGAACATAAACGTAACCTGAAGGGTACGAATTAAACATAGTTGAATTGTCAGAACAAACCTGACAGCATTGATACAAAAAGAATGAGCGAAAACAAATTAAACTTCTTGCGGTCACAGATTGCGATGTTTCATCCAGAGTGGAGCAAAGAACAAGTACACATGGAAGCAATACGCGTACACGAAGAAGCAAACACAATCGACGACGACGACGAAGGGTGTCTTTATTGCGGATCTTAAAACAAAAATAATATGAGCATAAAAGTAAGCATACCTGCTGACTATTCTTCGATAAGCGTCAAGCAATACGTTGACTATCACAGCGCAAAGAACGACATCGACAAGTTGGTTAGCATCAGTAACCTACTGAAAGAACAGGCGGAACAAATTCCCTTTCAACACTTGCCGACACTTGTCGCAGCGTTTGAAGACACACTCGCAAACGAATCAGCGAAGTTCTTTGAGACGATAACAATCAAAGACAAGGACTTCGGTTTCATTCCTGACTTGTATTCTATCTCAATGGGCGAGTACGCGGATATCTCAACGTGGGCAGCGGACGTGTCAACTAACATGGTGAAGATAATGGGAACGCTTTACCGACCTATCGACAAACGCGTGGGTTCGAAGTACACAATCGTACCACACAGCAAAGCAAACAGAGAACTCGTTGAAGGGTATGTTGAACAAATGACACTTGAACAATTCAACGGCGCGATGCTTTTTTTTTCGACTTTGCTCAACGAACTAAGCAACACTTCGCTCGATTATTTGGAGAACGAAGTGAAGAAACTGACACAGGAATTGACGGAGCAATTGAAGACCGAGACAACCTAAACCAAGTGCTTGGACGCTACGGTTGGTATCACTTATTTATGGAAGCCTGTGGACGTGACATAACAAAGTTGGATTCAATTACGGAAAAATCAGCGTGGGAGATATTTACATTTATGACTTACCTAATAGATTACAATTATGTCGAACGTACAAAGCTACAACG